AGATAGTAGTAGCGTACTTAAATACAGAACCGGGTTATTCATTACAAAAGACAATGCCGATAAGACAGCCTTTGTCTGGCACGCTTCGTTTTTAACATACAAGGACACATCAACTAATCCGACTCGTTCCGAATACATATATTCTCGTTCAATGGATGCCGCGCTGACGTGCAACGTATCGTTTGATTATCTGAAAAATGACCTCGGCTTCAAAAACACACACGGTTATATGCAGTTCGTACCAGTTCCCATATATGGTCTTGGGTTGAGGTATACGCCTAATTGCTTCGTAACGCCTTATGCTGATTCTACCCTTGGAACGGAATGTATTCTTGAAAAAGATGGCGAAAAGTATCTCTATAACGGCTACGTGGCTTTGAAAGTGTGAGCGCAGTGACGAGTACAATAATAGTAGCGATCATCACGGCGGTGTCTGCGGTGACGTGTCAGCTGATAATTGCGACGGAGAACCGCAAGGAAATGCGGCAGACACAGTATGATTCGCAGAAGCTGATTGAATACAAAATCGACAAGCTGTCTGAGCGTGTGGACAAGCACAATAATTACGTTGAAAGAACGTATAAATTGGAGCAGGAAACCGCAGTAATGAAAGAGGATTTGAAAGTTGCGAACCACAGAATTGAGGATTTGGAAAGGAGCGAACATAAATGAAAAACTGGGTAAAGCGTGCAATCAGGACGTTTGTGCAGTCGGCTGTCGGATATGTCGCCGTTGCCGTTCCCGCAATTGACTGGACGAGCAGTGGCAGGGCTACACTCAAAACCGCGCTTGTCGGGCTGGGAGTTTCGGCTGTTTCGGCGGGCATTTCGGCAGTGATGAACATTATGGACGATATGGAGGGATAAAATTATGGAACTGAAAGACACAATCGAATTAATGACGAGTGATGATTTTAAGGACAGATTTAAGGCGGAGTATTATCAGACAAAAATTCGTTACGATGGACTTCACAAGACTGTCGTAAAGCTTGAAGCTGGAACTTGTCCTTTTACGCCTAAGTGTGACGTTGCTCTGTTGAGAGAGCAGAAATCACACATGGGGCAGTATTTGCACGCTCTTGAAGTTAGAGCAGAAATTGAGGGCATTGAACTGTAAAATTAGGAGGATAAAAATTATGCCAAACGACACATTTATTGAACTTTGTAAAAAGATTGTAAAGGACTATTTCAACAGTCACGTTGATAAGACAGACGGTAAGCAGATAACAGAAGATGATATTTTCATTGTGTGGTCTTGCAAAACGCTCCAGAACAACAAGGCTCTTGTGAGTACAACCGTTTCGGACGGATTGTATTATGAAATCACCCATAACGGCGACAAGTCAGAAACCTACGTTGACGTTTATAAGAAGTGGGAAAACTTCGTCGTAAAATAAATTTTGGAGGTGTAAGCCATGAAAATCACGTTGACGGCGGCATATTTCGCCACGCCGAACACTACGCTGTTAGGCTATATGGGCGAGACAAACAGCCGTGAGATTACGTTTGAGGGGCTTGCGGCAGAGGGTGCAGACGGTTACAAACTGCGTGTTTCTTACTCTGATGGCGTGCAATATGACGTTGAGATCGAGGACGGTAAATGCGTTATTACGGGTTCTCTGCTTCGTGATGTGGGATATGTCACGTTACAGGTTTTGGCGGTTGCGTATGAGGGTGAGAATTTCACATACGTGAAGAAATCCAACATTTTCCGTGCGGAGGTTAAGGAATCCATTGAGGGCGAACCTGCGCCAATTCCGACTTACGAAGAAGCAGTTACCGCACTGGAAAAGGTTTTGACTTATGAGAATACCACTGCCGAAAACGCGGATCGGGCGGAAGCGGCGGCGCGGACGGCTGAAACAAGCGCCACTAATGCGGAAGCTTCGGCTAAATCCGCGCAAGGATCGGCTGAAAGAGTAGTCGGAACTTATTATGAGGTGCAAAAGTCCGCAGAAAGCGCCGCTACATCAGCGACAAACGCCGCCGAATCCGAGAGTAACGCCGAAAATTCTGCTAAAACAGCGCAAAATTTCGCAGGAATGACAATGGCTAACAATGAATCTGCCCAAACAGCGGCACAAACGGCAAGCGAGAGTGCGGATAATGCCAAAAAAGCTAAGAGCGCGGCAGAAACGGCGGCTAAAAACTCCGAAACAAGCGCCGCAAATTCCGAAGCTTCGGCGGCTAAAGCTGAGGAAAGCGCAGAAGCGGCGAATAATTCAGCGCAATTAGCACAGTCCGCTCAAACCCTCGCAGAAACCGCACAGAAAGCCGCTGAAACGTCTGCTACGAATGCGGCGGATAGTTTGTCGTCTGCCGAAAGCGCCGCTGAAAATGCCGTACAATCGGCTAAATCGGCTAGTGAGAGTGCAGATAAGGCTGAAACTGCGAAAACGTCTGCTGAAAGTGCTATGAATAGCGCAAAAAGTTATGCTGATTCTGCGGCAGAGAGTGAGAGTAACGCTAAGGCTAGTGCGGAGAGTGCTAAGGCGGTTGCGGATAGTATTCCGGAGGATTATAGTGGATTAAATAATGACGTTGCTTCTATAAAAAGCGAATTAGGCAGTCTCGCGGAAGCAGTTGGAACGGAAGTATATGAAGAGATTAAAACTACTTTAATCATTGGATATTACGCAAGAAAAGAAAATGGTATAATGGTTCTCGATACTTATAATGAAATGGGATATGTAGAGCTTGCTGTTTCGGAAGGCGATAAATACCGTATAACTACAAACTTGGGCGGAAACTGTGCAATAGTATTATACCTTAACGGTGAGTATATTTCGGATATAAATAGCCTATATCAGATTACCGATTACGAAATAACGATTCCCGAAGGCGTTAATTTAATGCGCGTTTCAAACAGGCGTGCTTCCACGACCGATACAATTGTGAAAAAAGCTAGATCTGATTATGCAGATTTCGGAGATAAATTTAATGAGATTGCGAGAACTAAGGCTGACGGCATTGTTGAAACTGTTGAGGGTAAGACGATTGTTGCTAGTGATTGTTCGGATATGCCGTTGAGAGGGTTGAGGATATTCGGGAAGACTACGCAAGGCGAGAATCCTACACCTGATAATCCGCAGGAGCTTGTAAGCCTTGGTTCAGACGGGAAAATCACAGTTGATATTTCAGACGATTCAGGCAATCACCAAACCGCCGAGTTCCTCTGCCCCAACGGTCTGCCCGGAATCAAAGTCAACTCAAACGGCAACTACACTGATGAGGACGGACAGCAGTGGATTTGTGATGAGATTGATTTAGAGCGTGGGGTTTATGTGCAGAGGGTTGAGAGATTTGCTACAACAACGTTAAATCTATTTGCAACGTATGACACCACTAAAAGAGTGACTATAAACACGCCACATAAGTTGATTGGAGATGCTAAAGCAGTAGGGCTTTGTGATAAATTGAGATACATTTTTAATGTTGACACCACTATCTATCACTGTTATTGGCGGGATGGCTCAAACATTATTACAGCTTACGTTCCTCTCGACGCTGATATTACGAATTATCCATTAACTTTCACAGGTGCTCTTACCACCCCCATAGAAACCGCCCTCACGTCCGAAGAATTAACCGCCTACCGCAATCTACACACCAACAAACTAACCACAGCATTTGATTCAGAAGCATATATGTCCGTAGATTACACAGCAGATACAAAAACATATATCGACAACAAATTTACAGAGTTACAGACGGCTCTTTTAAGCACAGGAGGTGACATATAACAATGTTCAGTTTGAGAGATTTTGTAAAAAAAGGTTTAATCAAGGCAGTCGGCAACATGGCTGATTATCAGATTATTCTTAACGCTTCGGGTTGGCTGGAGCGTGGTGTTCTCACCGAGGCAGATTTGGAGGAAATCAGCAACGCAATCGACAAGCAGTACCCGACAGAGGAAACCGAAACTACTGAAACTATTGAAACGGAGGAAATCGAAAATGAGCAACAGTAAATTAATTAGCTACACAAAACTATCCCCAAACAATTCAGGCACACGCACACACACGATTGACCGTATCACACCTCATTGTGTTGTCGGTCAGCAGACAGCGGAGACCATTCTCAACGGCTTCTATCCGTCCTCACGTCAGGCAAGCTGTAACTACTGTATCGGCAAAGACGGAAAAGTCGGACTGTGTGTAAACGAGTGCAACCGCTCTTGGTGTTCCAGTTCAAACGAGAACGATCAGAGAGCAGTAACAATTGAGTGTGCAAGCGACACGACCGCGCCGTACACCATGAACAGCGCAGTCTACAATTCACTGATTGAGCTTTGCGTGGACATTTGCAAGCGCAACGGCAAAACTAAGCTGATTTGGCTCGGCGACAAGACCAAAACTCTTGCATATTCGCCTAAGTCAAACGAAATGGTTCTCACGGTTCACAGGTGGTTTGCGAACAAGTCTTGTCCAGGCGATTGGCTGTACAATCGTCTCGGAGATCTCGCAGAAAAGGTTACGGCGGAGCTTGGCGGCGCTACGGATACCAACACCAAGGCTAAAACCAAAACTACATCATACAAGGTTAAGGTTACAGCTAAGAACGGGCTGAACGTCCGCAAGGGTGCAGGAATAAACTACGGCATAGCTACGACGGTTAAGTA